ACACCACGACGCATGTCTGGCTCAACGCCATGAGTTTCTGCGTGACAAGCGATGCAGAAACCTACGTTGTCGCCTGATTCACACGCCGCTATGATTCTGTCCAGATCTAGTTTTGGCACGGTGCGTTCCTCCTTGGCCATGACGAATACCTCTTATCGTTTCTGTCAATTTCCCCAATTACTGCATTGAGTATTGGAACTAGCGCTTCGTTCTCGGTAAGTATTTGCTTGTCTTCGTCCGGATCGTTTTGCTCTTTAATCATTTGTTCTAAAAGAGCTATGTCTCTTTGTGTTCCCAATACTGACAACGTAAACAAACTTTGTATCAGTTGTTGAATTGCAAATTTCGTGGAGCTCTGTAACTGCATTTGCAACACTCCTTGGGTTATTAGCTTTTAATGACAAAGGCCACGGTTTTACCCGTGGCCCGCACATTAGACGTAAAAACGTGACTTATCGGTAACGTACGCAGGCAAACCAGCCGTTGCGGCCGCGAGACACTGCAATCTCTACTGGTGTTCGCTTTCCCCAAAAACAACAGTTGTGAATAGCGTCTTGTGCGCTGCGTGTACTGAAGCCCACACCTTCGTATCTGAATGATCCGCCACGGTGCGCCATACGACCTGATGCGGCCGACGCATTGGCACTTGCTTGGGCTGAAAGGCCTCCAGCAGCTTCAACAGTTGCAATAGTCGAAACGCTCAAAACCAAAGCCAAAATAGCCATCCTGACCATATGTCGAAATCCTTTCATAAACTTGCCATCATTGTCCGGCTCGTTCTAAGCCCGGGTCGCTATAACACTGTTTTGAGTTTTGTTTGTCAATACTGATTGAAATCGTCATTGAATGTTGTTTTCCGTTTCCCATAACTTAAGTGCTTTGTCGATACCATTTAACGTTTCCTCTGCGGTTTCAACTTCTTCCATACAAATCGTGTTAATGACAGATTCTTTAGGTTGATTGGCAACCATTTTTCGTTGATTGTTTATGTGTTTATTCAATAGCTTGGTCAGTAACCGCGCAATAACTGGTGACACCTTAATTGATAACGTTGCAACTGTAGTTTGCATTTCTCGATTGTCATACGCTTCTGCTGATACGCGGCGCAGGGCAGGCGGTTCAAATATCAGTTTGTTGTCATTGTCATATCCAAACCATGTACCCGGTATTTCCGGTGTACCGTCAGGTAAACGATGCAGTCGTTTTTCCGGTGGCCGTTGATCGAAGGACCAGCGCAAATCACTTAAGTATGCTACAAAGTCAAAACAACTGTCATAGTCAGTTAAGCACAAAATGTGAGCGTGGAAAATTTCTGATCGTTGTGTTGAAGTAAGTTCGGACCACGTAGCAAATTCCGGATTGTACTGCTTTGTTGACATCAGAATACCTTCTAAAACGATAGGGGTTAGGACGAATGCCGTTGGCGGCCACTGTACATGGAGTACATAAATTCGTCCATTTGCATATCAAGTTTGAACATTTCGCCAGTTTTCAATTTAATGGCGCACGTGTGATCTGACACGTTATCTTCCACGTAAACAATTTCGTACGTATTCACCGTCAGTCGTCGTCCGTCGTGTAATCTAGCAACTACAAACGGATTAGGATCTAGGCTCATGGGTATCTACCGTAAAAGCCAAACGGATCTTTGCATCGTGACCTTGAAGTAAGACCACGTTGAATTGATGCTGCAAAGCACATTCGTAAGTGAGACGCACTGTTACAGAAGACAAACTGAACAGTAACTCGTAACCACTTTTACTTTGCAATTCATCTAGGGTCATTTTTTTGTCGTTGTATTCTGCCGACTTTAATGCAATTGCCGGGTTTTGACACAACGGACAACAAATAGAATAACTTGGCCCTGTTTGATTAACTGTCAGTTGTAGGTCGAGTTTTGCTCCTAGCACGTTTTTTATTCCTTATCCATGTTTCGGGTATATCCAGATCAGCAAGTTGTAACGCTTTAACTAATTCATCTACAATCCTGTCCCCGTTATCAGGAAGCATTTCTTTGATCTGATCACGGGTTAACGGAATGATTTGATACAGATACACAAACCCTGCTTCTTTTTCAATGTGGTTGATTGTGCGCACAGACAACGGCAATTCAGCTATGGCTGAATACTGCGGTGTTTCTTGTTCGACCGGAACGGGTTTAAAGTAACGGCGTTTGCGCATAATTGTTCTCACATCACTAAGCACCGGCAGTACTTACAGTAACGTGAAATTAAGCACGATTCTAGCTTTACTCCGCAGTAACGTCATATCGCCCGGCTTGAAACTCTTTCCAGATGCTACTAGGGCGCGGTCCTGTTTGGTTGTTATATTTACCTTCGTATTTCAATGTAGTGGTTCCTTCTACTGTATGAAAAGCTACTTGACATATTTCCACGTCGGCGTAAATGCGTACAGGATGTACAACTGTGATTTCCAATGTCCATGTGCCGTTAAACCCAATGTCACCAAATCCTGCGGTGATATGCACAGAAATACCCATGCGCCCAATTGAACTGCGACCTTCAATAAATGGAGCATACACGTTTGTATGTGTTACTTCATTGGTGTGGCCTAAATACAGAACGTTAGGTTCTAGTACGTAGCCTTCTGGTGGAATTTCAATTGGAATTGTTGTCGGTTCAATACGCAAGTCCAGTAAATGCGTCGTATCGTACTTTAACAACGTTTTGCCGAGTGTCAGGTTTACGCTGTTCGGGTTCAACTGTCGCAACCGAAACGGGCGGATGACTATTTCCCCCGATTGCATCGCTGTTCGTATTGCGTTGGCTGTTAAAACCGCCATGAACTAATCCTTGGTTTACAATTTCGTAAAATCCTGCACTAAATACTTTTATATACGGCGTATCTGTGTCTACAAGTTCTTTTTGCGGCACTGTATAAAAAGTAACACAGTCAGATTTTTGCAAAACGTAACACGGTTCTTTAAGCAATTGCGCGCGCATATAAGCTTCTTTTAAAGCATTTTGCAACGACATAAAATTACTCGTGTTGTTCGTGTGTTTGACTAAGAACGCGTTTGGCTTCAACCAGCAACACTTGCATTTTTTCTTGGGCGGAACTAACCATAGTGTCAATGTGCTGAATCATGCCTTCTAACATGCGTGTTGTTTGCCCAATACCGCCAAACAATTCGCTTGGCGATTTTTCATTTTGAGACCGGGTTTGCCAAATACCTGATATGGTATCGGTAACATTTAACTCATTATGGTAATCAAATATGACAACGATTCCCCGCAAATCTGCGTGCCGAAGCAACGCCTTTAGCGCAACTTCTTGAAACTCCATAGCAACGTCATGGTCAAAACGGGAGGGGTTCGTCGTTTCGGTCATTTGATTTATTCCATGTCAGTCGCGGCGTACGACAACGGTGATGAAACACGTCGTTGCCAATGTTTGCAAATCGTGAAACACTAAAAGCAAACGCTGGAAACAACCAAAGGTTATTCTGTGTTAATTCGCTTGCCAATACCAATCCTGCAAAACAGAAACCAACCCAGACTGAGAAACACCAAGGACAAAGCAACAAACTACTGAGGTAATTGTTGTACAGTTCCAAGCGTGCACGTTGTTCTGCAAACAAAGCACTGTGATGCCATATTTCGATGACTTGCCAAGTAGCAACGGCTGCAAGCACTAAACTAAACCAATTCATAGCGTTTCTCCGTTGTTAGATTTTGCACGCAAATTCAACAGTAAATACAGTAGAAAGGATGCTGCGATCATTGGGATGTAACTGCCAGTCAATACCGACAATATCGTGCCTGCACCTAAGGAACAGACTACAAACTTAAAGAACATGTGTTTGCCTGTGGAAGCGTTGCCGGTGGAATTCTTTTAAGCGCACTACCCGCATTTACGTGCGGAACTCCACCGGCAACAAAGTTTATTGTACCGGTTCGTTGCTCCACGGTCTCATCGTTCCGCGATCTGGTTGCGGTTTGCCTTCCGCTTCGAGGAAGGAACTGATCGGGCGCCTATCGACTGGAAGGAAGTTAACAAGTAAGTCGGCAGGGTAGACGCGTGGTCGGGGACGGAGGCTTTCGTTGGAGTCGATTCCGGAACGACGGAAGAACGTGACGGGGGAGCGCGATTTAGCCATGGCATGTGTTCCTTAAGACTGGTATTACTGTAGATGCTTAACAATGTTTGCACTGTACCGAGGACAAGGGCAAAGATAGACTCAAAGATCAATTTTAACAAACTGTGCAAATTGTCAAGAAACGCGTCTTCGGCACTTTTGCGCAGCATAAGGTACTCCTATCGTGACTGAAGCCGTTGATTTAACGCCAAAAATTGTAGAACCTGAACTTGTCGGTTACACCAGTGACAACGTCAAAAAAATCTTAAAGCTGCAAAAAGCATTGCGAGAAAGTGGAACACCGACACTTAAGCCTTTATTACCGTTGCTATTTTCACTTAAAGGAAAGCCTTATTCGTTGGATAATTATTTTCCGTTTGAACCATTTTTTCGCACAAGGATTCCGCGCGCAACGTTACTAAAAACCGGACGACAGGTCAGTAAATCCACGTCACTGGCTGCGCAAGGAATTAGCACGGCGATCTCAATGCCGTATTTTTCAACGCTATATGTAACGCCGTTGTATGAAATGATTCGACGGTTTTCACATAACTATGTTCGAGAATTTATTGAGTCGTCACCAAGTAAAGAACTTTTGGTTAGCGAAGACTTGGCGCAAAACGTATTGCAGCGTCAATTTAATAACGGTTCTAACATGTATTTTTCGTATGCATTTTTAGATGCGGAACGTACTCGAGGTATTCCCGCAGATAAAAATGCTATAGATGAAGTACAAGATATACAGTATGATTTTTTACAAATCATTCATGAAACACTTTCTGGCAGTCCATATGCTGTGAAAGCTTACTCTGGCACACCAAAGACACTAGATAACACAATGGAGAAATTGTGGCAAGACAGTAGTCAGGCTGAGTGGATTATTAAGTGTCATCATAGCGGTTGTAACTATTGGAATGTACCTTCGCTATCTCATGATTTATTAAAGATGTTAGGACCATGGCACGAAGAAATTAGTGAAAAGATTCCCGGAGTTGTTTGTGCCAAATGCCGTAAGCACTTAAACCCTCGGTCAGGTCGGTGGGTACATGCGTATCCAGAAAGACGTTGGTCGTTTTCTGGCTATCACATTCCACAGATTATTTTGCCTATGCATTACGCCAACCCTGAAAAATGGGACATTTTGATTGGCAAATCACAAGGCCGGGCAAATACGACATTTACTACGTTCTTGAATGAAGTGTGCGGAGAAAGTTACGACGAAGGTTCTAAACTGTTGTCGGAAACAGATCTTAAAGCTGCTGCTGTATTACCGTGGCCGAACGACTGGCGGAAAGCTGCGGATCAGATCGGTGGATACGTTCGACGCGTATTAGCTGTTGATTGGGGTGGCGGTGGCGGCGCGCTTAAGGCAACTGGTGACAGCGGTAAAAGCCGCACCAGTTTCACGTCGTTAGCTGTATTGGGTTATCGTGCTGATGGCATAATTGATGTTCTGTGGGGCATGCGTTCACTTAAAACCCACGATTATTATTACGAATCACAGTTGGTTGTAGAAACTCTTAATCGGTTTCGTTGTTCTCATCTTGTGCATGATTATGGCGGCGCTGGAGCCATCCGTGAAACGTTTGTGCATCAAGCTGGTTGGCCTGCTGAGAATATTGTGCCGATTGCCTATCACACAACAGCCAAGCACAACATTATGACGTTTCATCCCGCCACTGAGTCACATCCACGCCACTGGTATTCCGTAGACAAATCACGTGCGTTGGTGTTGACGTCGCAATGTATCAAGTTTGGATTAATTCGATTTTTCCAATACGATTTTAAATCAGCAGACGATGCTGGTTTAATTCGAGATTTCTTGGCGTTGCTAGAAGAAAAAATTGATGGTCGCGGAACAACAGATCGATACGTGATTGTGCGGCATCCTAATTTACCTGACGATTTTGCACAAGCCGTTAACATCGGTTCTTGTGCGTTGTGGCATATCGCAAAACGCTGGCCAGATTTGTCCGTTACTATGAAATTTCAAATCCCTATGGATCTGGAAGAATTAGCCAAACCCCGTCGCGTCGTCGATTGGGAGGAGATCTGATTCAACGTCGTCTTCAACGTCACCCGGGTATTGATAAATTTTAGGTTCTTGGAAAAGTCGTGATATGCGGCGAAGCGACATGTCCCCCGAATTAATCTTGGGTAAGCCAAGTCCGGCATCAATACACGTTGTAATAATTTTTTGCTGAAATTGGTTTTCGTCGGCTAGTTCTGTTTTAGAGAAAGTAACTGGCAACGCTTCGCCTTTAAACCACAACACACTTTCTGCCACGTGATCAATTCCACGCTGACAGATTGATTTAAGTCTGACAGAAAAATTAGTCATTTGCAGAAAATCTGTAGGCGCAAGTCTTATAAACCAACCGTCTTTGTTTTCAACAACAAGCCATGCTTTATTTTTGTCAAACAATCGCACGCACTTTACGCCATCAATAACAGTGTGCTCTTGTGCCCAGTCTTTGTACTCGTTTGCAATTTCATCAACATCTATATTGGCTAGTAATAAAGCGTTGAAGAATTCTTTGACTTTGTTTGAGGGTGCAGCCGTTAACCATTTTCGCAACGCATCACGCCAAGGCAAAGCACGTCGAATAATGTAACGCATCAGATCTTCGGGTTTTTTGGTTTTAATCATTTCAGCAAACGCAGCATCAGTCATGTCCAACAACGCTAGCATGCCACCACTGGAGTAAGCGGCTTGTATGACAGACGGTGTTGGCGCGCAGCCGACAATGACAATATTTTTTTGTTTAACCGCTGACCACGACACCGTTTGCGTATTTTGATGCGGTTCAAAAAACCACGATACGATAGGCAAAGGCGTGGTAGACATTAGCGCGTGTCGAGATTGAATACGCAGCGCAATCAACGGATCTTCTAGCGCTATCGCATAATCTCCGCATGTAGTTTGTCCAAGGATGCTAGCGGACAATCCCCACAAGCCTGCATCGTTTGGTCTGGCTTTGCTATTGAACGTGTTGTCACTGGTACGGCATCGCGTGTAAAGCCTTTGCAATTTACCGTGCCTATTTCCAACGCACAGCATGCCTTGAATAAGTCCGGGTGCTAGTTCGTATGGCAGCACCAAAACGTCTCCCCATCCACCCGGAAAACGCACAGGCAACGTAATGATGCGATCGTATAAATGCTTTTTGCGAGATGTACCTACGTAATGCTTGTAAGGGCTACCTAATGCCTTTTCTAATTCCTTGTTATGGTTTGCAGCAATGTATCGTTCTAATTTAGGAACGAACGATTCCCATTTACGTTGCGACAAATTAAATGTGTTTAGTATTGCGTTAACAGCCATGGGTGGTTTGCGAAAGTAAGATTCACAAGCTGCCCACGCGTCCGTCGCTTTGTGTCGAGCTGCAATAAATTGTTCTTGGTAGCGCCGAATTGATTCTACCGGTAGACTTATCATAGAGGGGACGGCGCGTTTACCAAGTTCGACGAATGTGGCGTCAATAGTCATATTCCAACATGCGGCAAGTAACTCAACAAAGTCGCCATTATGTTTACAAGCTTTACAATGCTGCCAACCCACGTTATTTGTGGTATCCTGATAGGCAACCATGCTTTTGACTGCATGACAGAGCGGACAATCAACTGTGACCGGCAAAGCGTCAGCTTTGTCAAGATTTAGGAAACCGGCAACAACGTTCCAGTTGAGTTCGATATTAGGAGGGAGCACGCTATGCCTCGTAATGTAGACCACATCGCTGACAACAACGGCGTTGAATTATACCGTCTGTCGTTGACGCATACTTTGCCAGAATTTGTCAAGAAGGCAAGTCCTGAAAGTATTTATGACGTCAAAGGCGTTGCGTCTAGCAATTATGCCGATGTGATTAGTCATCAGTTTCCGTGTCACACACCGCAATGCACGTGGTTGAGCGCAGCTTTTTTCTTTGATAAGAAAGCTGAGTTTTCTGAAAAAGATCAGAAACGCATAGAGTCTCGACTTGAAAAGTTTGCAGCACATTGGGGTATCCGTTCGGAATACAGTGCTGTTAAGTCTCGTAGTAATCAATTAGAAAAGACAGCTACTGACGTATTGCCTGATTCCAGTTATGCGTGGGTATGGGTTGATGATTCTGGATCAAAAGATCGCAGGTTGCCGTTGCGCAATGCTTTAGAAGTCAAGACAGCCGCAGATTGGTTGCATCAGTATCGTGACAATTTCACATACGCTGATCGCAATCGCATGGCTGTTAAGATTCTTGAGAAGGTAGCACAGTTTGGCGCTGCCGTTAGTGACAAACTTGAGTTTCTGGAAAAGCAAGCTGGCCACGGCGTATGCAATCCAAAAGAAGTGCATGCATTGTTGCAGGACCGCATTAAGTTGGCAAACAATGACGAGCACCGCAACATTTTGCAAGCGCTGGCTGACAGCGTGCTTAATACGCCTAAGATGGTTCTGACCAGTAATCAATTGGTGAAGTTGGCCACAGTCATCGACACAACGGACCGTGCGCTTAATTTGACTAAGGGTTACGGTTCTATTCTCCAGCGCCCAGAAGATGTAATTTTTAGCGCTACGTTTACTAAGACAGCTTCTGAATTACATGAGCATGTATCGACAACGTCTGGCCGCATGTACAACAAACAAGACTTTGGTAAGGTTGCACTGGATGACCTTAAGTCTTTGTTTGGTGAAGATTTTGCTGACCGTGTGCGAAGTGGATTGGACGTGGACGCGGAAAAGCTGGCGGAAGAGATCTCAACTCTTCCGCGTCCTGACGCCGAAATGTTTGACTCCCTAATGTCAGAAGTAGGAGTCAAACCCGCAGTTGTTAAGACAGCAGGTGTTCACATGAACAAAGCTGCTGCGGCTTATTATGCTAATTTACTGACGCACTAAGCCGTTCTAGAAACCTTGAACGATTTTGATCGCGCTCTTCTGCGGATCCCGGCGGTGGCAACTTAAACAAGCGTGCAACTTGAATCATCACAAGCACGTAATTACCTTCGTCTTGTTCTAGCCATTTTGTGGCATTACGACTTGGATAAATGCTTATTTTGTTTGCGCCGTCTATTGTTGTCAAAACGGCTTTGAATTTAAGGCCGTTAAACTTAAACCACTTTTCGTGCTTGATACGTTCTTGCATTATGTTGCCTCCAGTACGTAATTAGTCACTAGCCAATCAACCTCAGCTTTTACCGCAGCATGATACGAATCAAACACGACGGGCAGACAGAAGTAATGTTCTGTTCTGCCCGTAATCTTAAACAACGGCTCAAAGTCTACCGAAAATTTACCGGCGCAATCGCCGGTTTCAATTACTTCTACTCTGGATGCACGGGCAGGCATCTCATGCCTGTGGCGATATGTTGTCGCCTGATCCACTACCTGCCGGATTGATCCGTCCGGGAGGTATCTCTTGACTGTCATCGCTGCCCTCCAATCCTTCCCATGTTTCTGTCGGCCATTCTTGGTCCACGGTGTACCGCCATTGCATTTCTTGATCGAAACATTTGCGGCAAATAACCATGGTCCACGTAGGCGTGAATTGCAGTTTGCGTCTTTCACCAGCGTTATTACAACTGTTACACGTCTTCATTTTCCTTCCTCCGCCACACAATTGCACTGGGCGTTTCGCGGATCGTCCATTCATGCCCGGGGCCAATTTCCAACATCGTAATGTGCGCAATGCTTTCTAGCTCAGTCCGATACTCACTAGGATCGGCGTGCTTTACCATATCTTTTGCTTTTTCAAGTGCTTCGTAACGGTTGTCTGCGAGCACGTCTAATACGTGCGTTTGAATTGCCGTAATCTTAACTTGATATTTCATCCTAACTGCTCCTTTGCTGCTTCCGCCATTTGCACAAGCTGATCTAATGCGTCTTCAAATTTATCGTCGTTGCTACCCGCCAACTCGACCGCTTTGTCCAGTGCTAGTGGGTATTGCTCGCTTAGCGCGGTAAGTACTTCCGCACAAAGTATCAATGCTGCTGCTTCTGGTCGTGAATACATGTCCGTCTCCCTATAAGTACTTATTTACTGTAATTTGCCTTAATGTAGTCCATCAGCAACGTCTCAACCCAGTGGACTTCTTCTAATGCTTCTATGACCGACGACGTCCAATCCACGTTTTGGACTGCGTTGGTGTCGGTCGCTAATTTTTTTAATTCCTTTTCTGTAAATGCCGTTTCGGCGACTTGCTTTAAGTCAATCTCTACAAATTGCTCGCTCATTAGCGTCCTCCGTCAGCAATACAAATTATGATTGTTGAATGAACGCTAAAGTCGGCGCACGCTAACTTATCGCCTACTTTTGCGTTTTTTACCCACGCTTGGACAGTTACCTTCGAGACGCCGTCGTTGCCGCCAAAGTGTTTTAAGACATGAGATGTATTTACCGTTGCAACGGCGTCTCGTCCAGACATGTCTTTCAACAAAAACATCTTCACGGTGATCTCCTTATAAGTACTTATGTGTTTAGTTCTTAGCTCGCCATCTATCGAGTAATCGCTGTGCGCGTTCTGTCAACGCTGCGTGTCTGACCGCAGGCAATCTGCTGTTTTCCCACGCTCCTAGTTCTTCTTCTGACGCTTCTTTGTATCGATCACTGTCGTGGATAGTTACGTACCCATCTACGGCATCTACGTTAGCAGGAGCGAATGATCCAAAATTGCTAATGTGGTAAGTCCTTGTTTTCATATGCCTGCCTACGAAAAGGCCCGGGGTAGTGTGCCCCGGGCCGTGTAACTCTCACACCAGAGTTTATTTAAACGCAAATAAGAAACGGTTGTTGTCAGAGCATCAAGACCGGTTCCTGTCTCGATTGTGTTGGTATGTCTGTCTAGCCGTTAGGATTGCCAGCGTTAAACAACAGACATCGTAGTGACGTTATGACTCGTCCGCTCTGACAGCGGGTAGAATAAAACAAGACCCCGCCCAACCAGTACGCAAAGTGTATCAGAATTCGTTACGTTCGTCTATTAGGCGATCAATCGATTCGTCGTATAAGGCTTCGTCTTCTCGTTCCAATTCGTCCATTTCATCTTCCGAATACTCAAGATAGTCATCAGGTGGATCAATCGGCTGCTCAGGTCCCATGGCATTCCTCCCATCGAGCAATTGTGGTTAAGTTAATAGGCCGGCGTTTGACGACACCGGCCTTTGGTGGTATTGCGCAGTATTGGTGCTTAAATACCTTGAGCTGTAATTCCGTTAACAACCGTTGCGCGTCGTTCAGATACTCTTCAATTAACACGGGGCCAAAGTAATCGTCATCTCCGTGAAACAAATCGATTACTTTGTCTACGCACCTCCGGATCTCTTGCAGTTCTTCGGAAGTCATATCACCCCCATTAGTCTTTTTCCCACAACTTGATGGCGTCCAGATTTACGGCACGCCTTACCTTCTTCACGTCGTCGGCCTGTTCAAGCAACGTTTCCACGCTGCTGGTCAATGCCGTAGCCAACGATTTGCGGAAACTACGACTGCTCTTGATCTCGTGAGCAATCTCTTCGCTCCGCCCACCAACACGACTAAACTGTGCCCGGATTTGATCTAAAGCCGCATCCATTTGAACGCCCTGAGCGCCCAACATGGATCGGATGTGACCGAAGCCATTCAGCTTTTCCATAATGTGCTGGATGGTGCTTGTGGTGATACGCTTGCGCTCTTCCGTTTCGACAGGACAGAACCGTGTCTTGAACGTTTCTGTGGGCATCGTCAAGACTTCGGTGACCTTCTTGTCGCCATCTACGGCGTATTTCAATTCGACCGTAATGTTGTCGCCGGTAACAGTTTGGCGTACTACTTCCGCGTTCATGAATCTAACAACTTCAGTATCCATCTCGTGAGGATGGACGCGTGTGCGCTGCACCAACTGATTGGCCAGCGTCTCAAAGGCTGTTTGTAACTCCGACGTGATGTAGTCGGTTGCCGTTTGGATCGTTCTATCGATTTCCGAAGCGACACGGGAGCACTCCCGTTGGTAGATGGCAGCCGGCAATCGCACAGACGGTTTGTACGCCGTGTACACAGGATCGCTCACCGTGATGACCTGTCGCAGACTATCCGGGTAGTCGCGTAGATTGAACTGATCTCCAAGACGTTGACGGTCAAGATCAAGAATCGAATCCCACGCCGTACCATCTGCGTCGGTGTATGGCGCATTGAGGTGTGCGGTTACACGATCTGCTGCTGAATATAATTGATCTCGACGCAGAAAGAAACCGCGCTCGAACTCTTCCATGTCTTCAACGCGGATCAGTCTGACACCGCCTTCAATCGTAGTGTCGTTAGCAGCATTAGCCTTTACGATTGTGAAAGCATCTCGCCACGCATGCAAGTTTCGTCTACACGTATTCAACTCACTCAGCAACGGATGTCCTGACGTCAGCAATTTCTTGCTCACACCGAAACCTTTGCTTTCCCCGGACACTACCGAGACCATCTGGAATTTAGTTTTGGCATCGACCTGCTTTGACTGAGAGAACCAAGAACAGGCGTACGTAACTTCCTGACAGTTCAAAGCAATATTAGTAATCGTCGCCGCATGTTCGTTTGGACTAATCGTTGGCTTGGTCTCATCGAAGTTGAAATTCATTTGCTCGGATCCTGTTGTGATAGTGCTCATACGTTTCTTTCTCCAGTTCAAACTTCTTCGGTAACAAACGACACTGCCTGATCAAGAGCTGCGCGCGCTTGGTCTGTGGCTTCGTTATCATCTTCTTTGTACATAGCCCACATGACTTTGAGGGCTTCCAGTAGATCGGGTGCTGCTGCAATTAATCGAGCATTGTCAAAAGCTTCTAAAGGGTGAGCGACAATGTGGGCTACCGCGTCCCCTTCTGGATCCTTTACTGGACCAACTGCTAGTACGAATCCGTCCTTGAAATCCCAAGGTCCGGGCGTGTGCATGCATACCTCACTTAAGTAATTCAGTAATTGCTTTTACGACATTTGCTTTTGACACTTCAAACAATACTGCGGGGTCTGTAGCTATTTTTCCAATTTTTGGGTTAATCCCATAAACACTTTTGCGTCGAACGTTAGCAAAATCACAGATGCAATTAAAAAAATGTTCTGATTTGTTTTTGTGCGTCAAATGCACAAATTTAGTTTCTGGAGAACAAAACGCCAAATGACTTAACGCTGCGCCGTGAACACCAACAATAACCTTTGCTTCTCGAAATGCTTTAGCGTTTTCTATCAAATTATGATCTTCCGTACACCACAACTCAAAGCCATGCCTTCTTTTAAGAAAGGCCGCTAAATCAACTTGATTGGCGCAACGTTGAGTTAAGTTGTAATTTTTCAACCTCCCTACGAATAAGCGGCGGCGGGGTGGCTTTGTTTCCCAATGCTCGTTGGCGTACTTTTGCCACAACGCAACTGCTAGGCGTCTATTCACTACTCGCGCATCGTCTTTACCAACATCTAGTACAGAAAAGTAAGATAATTTTTTAGCATGCAAACGGTTAGTCGTACCGTATGTTGTGCTACCGTCTGGCAACACAGCAAACTTTGGATCCACGGTATAAGTACTTAAAGAGTTTCTAGGTAACCAGTTTTCTACAACTGCCCTAAGCCCTTTAAAAGCATCTAGGTTGTTTTCACACACTATTAGATCGTGTGTCTTATCTTCAAACGCTCCCCATGCGCGAGGAATGCCGTCAATCAACGTATGGTAAAAATTACAATACGTGGGTATGTAGTAACCGGCATCAATTACTACAGGATTTTCTGTTTTTATTAAATGAGCATACCGTAAGACTTTATCGTATTTTTCGTAACTCAAGTTTTGAAAATGCGTCCACAAATGGCGCGGTGATATTTCCGAGTTGCATTGCAATACCACATGTCGAGATGAATCCATTACCACATCATGTAACGTGCGTAAACCGAACGTGTATGGCTTTAAGATGTGGTCGTACATGGGGCACCATACAATGGGTGAAAGATTTAAGTCTTTCACCCATTGTACGAAATTTAATTATTCACCACGAAGACGACGACGCCCTGTAATAGGCGGTGTCGTGGTTTCTGTTGTCGCTGTGGCAGCTACCTTGAACAGCTTGCCAGTTGAGGCATCCAAGGCGCATTCCGAGGCCCACTTATCTAACTTGGTAATCTGTTTTGCCGCAGATACAGCAACAGGACGAATCCGTTGCTGCGTCTCGGACAAAGGCTCGGCCAACCTGCACGCTAGACGACAGGCAGAACGGATCTCGGCAGGAGTCCATCCCTCGTCGTTCACGATGTAGCCTTGCACAGCACGACCTAGAACATCATCAAGCGCCGTGATTTGTGCAATGTATCCGTCACGTCCAGCTTTATCTTTAACCAACAACGACATTGCAATCCTTTGAGCAAAAGCCCCAATATCTTTTCGTTTGGCTTTGTACTCCTCGATGATTCCGTCCACATCTGCTTCAAACTTGCGGGCGTTTGGCACTCCGGCGATCGTCGCAGGGAAGAAGCGCTTGAGGTAAATGTTCCATACCTCAGCCCGTTGCTTATCGTCAGGAAGTCGCACATAGAAAATAGCATCGACACGTTCGGCACGAGTAAACGCCTCGTGCATGTTGCTGATGTCATTCTCGGTGAACACCCAGAAGATTGACTCTTTGATGTCATTCATCTGGGTCAAGAACGTACCCAACATGCGGCTGCCGACACCGCCGTCACGGTCACCACCTGCGGCTGGCATGACCTTGGACACCTCGTCGATAATCACCACACACGGGGACATGGCTTTGCAGACCTGAAAGAACTTACGAGTGTTCTTCTCGGTCTCGCCCACCAAACCACCCATCAAGTTGCCGGGATTAGCTAGCAACGTAGGAATGCCAAACTCATTACCCGTTGTCTGAGCAATGAGCGATTTACCAGTGCCGGGAGGACCAACCAGCACAATACCCTTAGCTCGGGCATCCTTGTCAATAGCGTCCATCGGGTTAGGCGCCAACAACTTGCGCAGGAAACCCTTGACGCCTTCATTACCGCCAACGTCTGCATACTTGAGACGCGTGTCCAGCAACTCGACCAATCCATCTTGGTTTAGGATCTTGGCCTTGTATTGCCAGACGCTCTCAGGAGGCACTTCCTTGTGCTCCACGTAAGCCGCAGCGAAGACTCCTTCGGCCTGTAGCCGTGTCATGCCCAACGCAGCTTTGATGGCCTTGGTGACCCTCTCCGGATCAACTGTGGTCAACACCCCTACAGTGTTGTCGTAGATCTCCTTCAATTCGGCTTCGTCAGGAAGCTGGTGATTAACGGCATGGAATAAAGGAGCCACCTCTTCAGGGAGTTTGGTCCCCGGAGGACTAACAACGACAACGGCTTTTTGGAACTCCTTACCGATTGGGCAGAAGTTCTGAATGGCGGCAGACAAGCGATGGCGCTCGGCAGCTAAAGACAAGTGACCGTTCTTCAACACTAGAATTGACGGCAGAAGAGGCTGTTCTGCGCCCTCCTCTGTGCTGGTGTTGAACTTATCGTACAGGGGTCCGTCTTTAACCATCCCGTTGATCAGGTCCACAGGCGACTCTGGCCCGCCACGATTGAGCATCACCGCAGCAGCGTCATCGCCTTCAGTCTTTTTGCCGTGGAGGCCTTTGTGGGCGTCCCAGATCATAAGATTCCACTGTCGCTTACGACAAACATTGGTAATCGCAGCAATTGCGTCCTCGATCTCGTCTGTATGGACAAAGATTGCAGGCTGACAAGCATAAATAGCAGTCTTGAATTCGTTGGTCAGGCTCATGCTTTTCTCCAAAAGAAAGGGTCCCTGCAAAAACAGGGACCCGTGACGTGTAACTAATTCCTACTAATCGAACTTATATCTGCTGCTGATTCTCTGCGCGCTTCTCGAGGAAGCTGGGCTCGATGGCTTCTGCCGTGTCGTGGCCGTCAAGTGCACCTTGGCGCCGCAGGTACGGGGCCATGGCTTTGCGACAAAGATTGCCGCCGAAGCCTTGCGCTTCTTTACTGATCGATCCGTCCGCTCCGTACTTCGTAACGATGACTGGTTCCACGGTTTCTCCTTACACGCTGAGGCGTGCTTCGTTGGGTTTGGTATGCGACACGTAACTGCCGTCTGGTTGCCGAATAAATTCAATTTGATCGCCTAGTTGCTGTGCCGCAATAGCATCGGACGCCATGCGGTAGTGCATCTGCAATAGCGGCGCAATTGTCTTTTCGTCACGACCGTCTTTGCTCTGACTAAACACTGGATGACCAATCACATCGTGCAAGCCAAACCCGTTTTTCCACTCATCGTACTTAATCAAGTACGACCCTGCGTTTTCCGGGTCGGGCACGATGCCAACCTCGTACGGATCAAGCCCGTGTTTTTCTTTGATAAGCCGGGCTTGTTCTGCTGAACAAGACAATACCATGACCGCATCACTGCAATCGTGGTGCGCCCGATACGTGGCGCGGTCATGCACTTCCATCCCCATTAGTTTTGCTGCCATTCTTACGGCATTCAAGTCCGTGATTAGTGGACGACCTTTGATGCTCTTCCCAGTAACCATAAAAGACATATTGATCTCCTTAAAAATTAAACGAGGTTTGTAATCTCTGCGGCTTTTGCCGTTATGCGCGCAAAAGTTTTTGGATACTTTGTTGTAAAGAATAATGTTGCTTCTTCTTCACTGGGTTCCCACCCCAAATAACTTTTGCATGAACTGATTACGTGCCGGATACAGCGGGACAAATCGTCACCCCAGCCTTCAAAAGGGGGCATCATTACAATCAGTTTTGCGGAACTGGTGTGCACCTCCCAGTCCGTGTTCGACCATTTGCCGTTCTTTTCAAATTTTACGGCTTTGAAGACCGCTAGTTTGGCCGCTGTGCTTTCCGCCGTGTTGTAAATGCGGCCGTCGTGAAGAACGGCCCACATGCAAGCGCGATCTCGGTTCCCTTGTTTGTCATTAAACTTGTACACTGGCATAACTTCCTCCAGCCTTGATTAGGCAATGTTTATTCGTTGTGACGGGGTTAAAATTCAGTCAGTTTCGTTAAAGAAATTTGCGACATCATCATCAGTATCAGGATCAATGTCGGGACGGGTGTTACTAATAATCTCTTGTTCAAATTCTTCTATAAGCTCTGCAACTGTATCGTGGCGTACTGATAATTTTTCAACTAAGAAACTCATGACCTTACGCGTATCCCAACCCATAGCGACCATTGCGGCGGATAAGACTTCGCTTAGCGTATTGTCAGTGATAGTCACGAGGTTACTCCCTTACGTAGAAGCTGTTGTAACTTTTTAACAATTTCGTCGGTTGAACCTTGCTTTAATTTAAGCGCAGATAATTGTTCCATTAGTTCGTACAGACAAAGACGCAATGTAGTTTCTACCGCGTCTTTTTTTCCTGTCTGCACGTCGTTAACAGCTGCAAACATTTCCGGGTCATCTGTAAAATCGTATGACACGGTTTTGGCGTAATCTTTGACGGCAAGTCGCAATACATCTGGAGCCTGCACAAAACCTTGCTCGTCCAGTATGAATGCGATGTATCTGCGAATCTCAAGACAAAACAACTCATCGTCTTCGTCGGGTGGACTTAACAACAAAGCTTCCGTAATTGCCCACGCACATTCCATGGCGTCGGCAGGATCAAATTCATCGGGCTGGAAATCATCAAAGGCTAACACGTTGGCTAACTGCACAAACCTTGAAGCATTCTTAAAAAATAGATCTGTCGTTACTACCGTAATTGCAGCAAGCAATCTATCGTAATTTGCTTTTGGCAGTTTAAGAGCAAAGTCGCTTTCAATTTCTAATCGAATCGTTTCTGGATGCCACGTCAGCAGTTCTGGACCGTAGTGATCAAGCCCCATGACAAGCAAAGTTGTGGCAAACGTTTCAGGATCTGTCCAAAGTTTTTTCCACGTACTAAGTGTTTGTTGTGGAACTGTCAGGGTCGATCCCATGAGTATGCTGTCGTTCATTCTCTTGCTCCATCGCCAGAATGTATTCTTTCTTGCGATTGAATAGTTCTGTCACATTGCAAACGACAAGCGTCACAGGCGTTCGCGGTAATTCTTCTAATTTATCACCACTGGAAACTTCTAAGAACTTTTCTTCACCTGTCCAGCCAACGTATTTACCGTCACAAACCGTCAAACCAAATGTTGTCATTGCGGCTTTAGTTTCGTCTTTCCAAACATTTAAACATTTTACCAGTTGCTCTCTGTAAGTGCTTATAATTATTTCCTGATCTGCATCTGAAAACAGACCAAGATGAATAAGCCACTCCAGCAAATAAATTAAAATTTGCGTTTTGTCGTCAAGCCCTTGTTTTAACTGGTCTTGCGTCAAATGCAAAAAACGGCGGCAAAATTGCTCAAACCTTGGATGGGTTAGAGTTTTTGCCGCCGTTAATACAGTTTTAGTTGGTGTCATCAGAATTTACGTGTTACCGGTACGTCGATGCGATAACGACTTGGCTGCCTGTCAGGATGAGTTGGTGGCAGTTCTGTATTGTTCATGTCAAGCACTATGCCCTGTGCGTTGACAGGATATGGCCCAATAACGTTGCCGTTAATATGTGTAAGCCCCATATGCGCTACGGAGGCAAGCGCAAAGTGCTTAGCCTCGTTACCTGACAACTCTTCCATAGCTTCTGCAAACTTTCCAATGCCATGATCACTCTCGACCACTACCGTACCACGCGACATGTCTGGGGTGTAGGACGTAGCGTTTTCAATAATCTTAAACACAATTACTCCAATACATAAGAAAAAGGTTGGACTTGTCGCACCGAAAATATGATAAGTTCCCCAGATAAATTGTCAAGCACGGTACTGCGTTTGAGCGCAATACCGGGCTTGAAATCAATTTATCTGGGGAAACTCATTTTATTGTCTGCGGCGGTATAGAGCGCCACGCAAGTGTAGCGTGGTGCCCAGAGCGATGATCTCAAGCAAGTGGACTAATTGTCCACAGCCTTGTTGCACTAGGCCATAGCCTAGTGCATAGATGATTAGCATCGTAAACCAAATCCCAAATCCGCTGACTGGGACTTGTTCTACATCCGGCCCAAAATTTACGTTTATCGGGGCCGGGGTGTAGTTATACACCACCGACGGAGTTGTCGGTGGTGTTGCGACGATAATATCGTCATGAACTGGTGGCTTCTGTGCCACCGCTTTTGTCGGCTCCTCGATTAGATCGAGGAAGTTGAAACTCCTGCGAGGCACAATCGCCATAGGTCCTCCTTGCTCATCTCGTTATAAATAAACGGGATGCAAAGAATATGACGCGTTTTTGCCTTGGATTTAGGCTGTTAAAATACCAGCGTAAGGATTTTACCGTCGCCAGAACGGTATGTAATTCTTAACTCTTTCGTGTTGAGCATTTCCTTAAGTTTACGTTTACGCTCACTGTCCAATCCTGCCACAGATTTTTTAGCTGCTGCAAAAACATTCGCTGTTTTATTTCGGTTGCATCCACCGCAACCACCACGAGGAACGGCTCTTAATTGCTGCAAGAATGGAAACTCTTGTACAAACGCATCATTAGCAGCCATAGAGGCTAAAGTGCTGTCTTCTATAACAACCATTTTTTTGCGGTTATCTGTAGACATACCACACCTCACGAGTTAGAGAATGAATCTGATAGGGACTGTGACGGATTTGGTGCCGACGCATCACCTACAGTAACTTCTTCCACCAAAGACAATACATCTAATTTTTTACTGGCCGTGATTAGCGCTTGAGTCATTGCTACGATTCGTGTCCATGCGTCATTCGCTAACGTGATAGAGGGAAAATCAAGTTCAAGCATATTACTGCGGAAAAACGGATATGTTGAGTTTTCGTCAGGTTCATCAACGGGATAAACTTCCATGTCGTAGGGGCTGGCAATGGTTTGAAACATATCTGACGTTTCACCAGTATGCGGATTAAGCGGTGACCTTAAAAAGACAAAGATGTTGGCGTCAATGTTGGTTGCGTCGGTTACAACAATTCTTAGACGCACAGCAGCATTTTGCTTGTACTGCACTTCTTGTGATTGATACCGTTGCAGTTTCAGGCTTTTGTCGGACATGAGCTACTCCTAGAAACGCAACACGCGCGAATTGTTTTCGGCATCTTTATAATACAACACCACCTCACGAATTTCCTGTTTGAGTCTTGCGCAGAAATATTGCTTTAACGGTTGAAGCACATCGGGATCTACGCGGTAAACAGCATGTAACTGTTTACCTAAAGCGTTAACAGATTTATCCAATGCTTGTCGAATTGTTGTGCAACCGCTACAAGGATCTTCTTCCTGTCCCATGGCAATACGCAAAGCTCGGGCGTGACTTTCTTTACAAGGCTCCACTAAAGGCTCAAAACCGGGTGGCAGAGTTTTATAAAAATTGTCGTCACCAAACATTTGATAAAAGTGCGTCGTGTTTAATACAAGTTGCATTATTTACGCCCCCACGGAAAAGTTTCAGAAAAACCGCGACGTCCGCCTTTATCTTTGGGCGGGCACCAGACGTATTTCTTTCCTGCATTGAAGTCTTTGATTTTACCACCAAGCTGATGTACTTGCGCACCTATGGTAATATCTCCGCCGTTGTGATTAAGCCTAACGTCGGGAATGTTAGCTTGCTTCATAGTTTCAGTTGCCAGTGCCCAAAAATAACCCACGGCAAAATCTACACAAGAACCGTTAGATGCCAGCATTTGTTTATTCGACAGCCTCAAGTGTACGTTTCTAAACCAGTCGCTTTGGCGGAACCATAAGTCAGGTCTGTGTCCGCCGATAGCCATGGCGCTTAGATCGTGATACATCTTGGTACCGTACAACCGACAACCTTCTCGATGATTCAAGTTAATTGTTTCGGCTAGACGCGCTGCCCACATGGAATCAATAATTTTCGTGTCGTCATCAAACCAAACAAGATATGGCGTAGTGACAGGACAACTTGGATCGTGGAACATTTCACGCATGACTGGATACTTTTTGGCATTGTCTTCGTGATGGTAGATTTTTGTAACGACGGGTCCAAGCGACGCCACAAAATCGTACGTAGCTCGAGATACGGCATTTAAACCGACACGTAGATCTATGCGTTTGCGGGGCAACGTTTTGAGAATGCCTTCAATGCAGGTTTTAGCTAACTCGGTGTGATCGCCGTAGCAGAGAACAAAGATTGTAAACTTGCCACCGATGTAAGGATTGTCCATAACTCCAAACAGATCAAATTCGGTTTCCTGTGATAGGTCATGTTTTTCAGGAGGAGGGGGCGCAGTCTTAACAGTCACCGCGGTTGTCACGGGTTTTAGGATATCCAACGTAGTGGCTGTTTGACTGACATTTTTAACAGGAAGAACATTTTCTAGTGAATATTTACGGGATGGCTGCGAAATAGGAGGTAGAGTCCCGTCTTCGTAATATTCCATGACTTTCTCCACCACATGATCTACAGTGATACGGTTTAAGCATTCAGGCACCGGTTGTTCGTCGGTACGTACAGGATGCAGACATAACTGTAATTTTGCTTTGCTGTTTGTTAAATCCATTTGATCAATAGGCACGGTTCGTTTTTTCCAGCACCCCGACGTTTTACAACAATCCATTTGACCTATCGTGTGCAAAAACTTATGCGGCACTTTAACGGGAGCGCATGTGTCGGGGAATTGGCCGTGGTTGGAATAACCTTCCCACCACCATTCTTCGCGTCCTCCCGCCAACACAACGCATGGCTTGTCGAACACGGCGGCGATATGCATAAACGATGTGATGCCGCAGATGACACCTTCAGCGTGGTAGATCAATCTAAACAAGTCAGCAATGTCATCCGTAGATCCAACCATGTATTTCACGTTGTTAAGCACAGGATGGACGTTGCGCGTAAAGGCTGCTCCTGCTTGTACGCAATTAATGCCATACTTGAGTAACGTATCTACAACGCCTTGAAATCTGGAAGGCAACCACCATTTGGCTGTCATATCTACTTTGCCACCACCAACGACAACCCAGTATCTGCCCGCAACTAATTTTTCTTCTTTGTTGGGACCGAGAAAAATTTCGCCTTTTGGATGCAGCACAGGAACGTCAATACCTGTGCGTTGTTTCCATTTCTTGTGGAAGAATGATACGAAATGCTGTTTGACGCCTGATACCGATTCTCGAATGCCGTCGTCGTATTCCATTTGAATGACAGGAGCATTTAACTTGGGATCTAAAGGGTAGACGTAAGGAAAGTACCGCCAGTAAGACGAATAACTTCCTGCCATAGAAATGCGGTATTTACCGGGATACGTCAGATTCAAATCTCTAACAACCGCTGACAAGGCCACGGTGTCACCCAAGGCCCAACGATTATGAATGACGTAAGGTTGCATGGGGAACTCTGTAAGTACTTATGCCAACTAGACACGTTTAAATGTACACGAGGTCTAGCGTGGTTGTTCTTTTTTAACGTAGTCGTCGCATTTCCAGCAATTCATTTCAACTGTATTACCTGCAACTCTACATTTACCGTGAATTGCACACGCTCTCAAGATTGCACCTCCGCCACCGCATCCACACGAGGCTTGAGTTTCCAACGCTTCACCAAGATGGACGCAGGGACTTACTTGAACCAGATGCATTTTTTCTATCATAGCCCTTGCCGCTGTTCGTTCTTTTGTAGCAGGAGGGGACTCTGATTTGATTGGTACTACTCTTGGCGATCCGCGATCTGTTGGTATAGGTACGCAGTCCGCCAAGATTCCGCTGGGAAATTCTAGGCCATATACAACGACTTTGGGCGCGCCGGGAACCGTTGGAAAACTTGCTTTGCGCACATAATGCCCAGTATCAGCTAATATTGTCAAATCAATATCATAAGATTCCGCAACTGTCCATGTATTGCCTACGCCTCCAACTCTAATGGAAAGACAAGGTTCTCCTTTGTTTACAGATTTCAACACCACTTCGTATCCAGCGGCAATACCATACTGAATTTGTTGTCTGTCACCGTTAACAGGGTCTTCGCCGCATCCGCAGTTTAGCAAGTCAATTGCATTTTCGCGCGGCGGGTCTAGCTTTGCTGCGGCGACAGGTGCTATTGTTCTAGAGTTGGTACCACTAAAACACCGAAGGTCGTTTGGTTTGTTTGTGCCCATTTGCGTCCATTGCGCCGGCCAAGCTCCCGGCGTCATAGGTTCGACTAATACGGCCATACACGAGTATGTTCGGTATCCAGTGTCTAACGAACAATCTGCTTTTGCTCCCTTGTTAGACGTCCCGTCACATCCAAGTTTAAACGGCATAAGTACTACACTCATACTGACCGAACGTATTTCCGTTTCGCAGTATGCGCCATTTGTAGTAACTGGAATTAAAGCTGGATTGGTCATAATCCAGTTGATATTGCGCGCCAACGGATCTGACCCCTCAGGCAAGTATCGAACTAAGTTTTGTGACCATGTGGTACAGGTAACATAAACGTTTGATCCATCTTGAGGCGGCGGACTAAATTCGCTATTTGGCACAAGGCGTTCCATCGTTACGGATACATTGACGCTGGCATCTAATTCAACAGTCATGACGGCCTGAAACCTAAATGACATACCGAATGGCGGCGGTCCGGGAATTAATTGCACTGAATAGAATGTTTGTCCTTGCCAAATACCTTCCGGGGACGGGTTGCCGGGAATGCAGGCAAGAGGCAAAGCAAGCTGGCCGGGAATATATAAAGACGGATATAATCCGGCAGCGGGGCAATCAGGGTCGTCAGAATAAAAACTCATCATTAACACGCCCATTTGCATTGGCCATCCGATAGCCGTGCAAGCAAGCGAGCAGTCAAATGTAACTGGAGTACTGTATGCAGGTGCCGCTGCGCAAATGTCCCTAGCGACTAAAACCCGTTTGTCTGGAAATCGTACATCTTGACCGTTAAGGATAAACGTGCCCTTACTCGCAGGCATACTCGACATTTTATGCACCTACAACAAATTTAAGCGCAGACAAAGCAATGTACTGCACCTTACTGGTAAGATGCGTGGGATTGTTGGCGTTGTCAAGTAGCTGAAACGTCACTGGAATCATTAGTGACGACGCAGGACCAACAGCGGCGTTAAAAAACAAATACGGATCAAACGGTGAATTAACAATTCCTTCTTCCGTACGTGTGTAAGTCCAATAGCGCAAGCGGGAGATGCGGGGAGATTTGAAAGTACCGGCAGTGGTTGGATTTGCTGTTAAGTAAATCCATACTTCAAAGTTTAACAGTTGTTTGTAGGGGCTGAGTGGTTTAAGCGGAGGAGGCGCCTTGTCTACAACGTCATCTGGAGGATTTCGCGGATTTTTAACTGCCGCCAGATTCCAAAACACCATAAACGCAAGTCCGTCAAACGTACCTAACGATGATCCGGACGAATCATATGCAGTTATAGGCGTGCAAAATGGCATCCAATTTTGGTGTATTGTTGTTGCGCTCGTCCTGTCAACTGCATTAACCGGATCCGTGCTTTTGCGGGCATCTTCCCAGTAACTTGTCCCGTTCATCGGTTCTGTCACGTTTCGGTTGCTATAGCACCAACCTCCCGGCATTAAATTCCCCAACCAGTCTTGTCCCCACGTGTCATCCGACGCATCTACCCAATCAACATTGTTTAAATTTTGAAAAGGATTTGTGACCTGATTGCGCTTTGTCAGGCGAATGTACGTTGATGGAGATTTAAATCTTGGCCCGTAAAACTTTACTGTGTACGCAGGTATAGTGGGGTACGGAGTGATGGTAAACGGATCCCACGTTGATATATCAGCCAAGTCAAATTTTAACGACGATAAAATTGAGACGCCGTTTTCTGACCCATAAGAAATTGCGTCCATAGTCTCTGCGGCTGTGGAATATGGAGGAATCATAACGTTGTCGCAATACCCAGACTGATTGTCAACGGGCTCCGTTATTTGACGACTTTGAATAAGTACATGCATTGAGACGGACGGCATTGCACTGCCGGCGAGCACTTTTACAAAACAATCTGCCGGAGTTATTGCATTGGCAATGAATCCTTTCAAAATGCTACTCCGTTAATTACAACAGTTTTTTCGGTTGGTCCGAAACCAACTTTACCCGCCAACATGACGTTATAGTTTCCGCCAACAAACGAACAACCATTACCAGTTGGATTTGGATTAAAACTAGGACCAATGTTTAAACCAAAACCACTGCCAATAACAGTTCCCGTCGGGTCCGTGCAAAGCGACAATTGTACGGTCACATAAAATGGTAAGTCTTCAGAATAATAAAGATAAATTTTGCCACAATTGCTTTGGCGTGACAAAGTAAACGCAGTTGGCGTTGTTGGCAGACCAGAGCAATAGAAAGACGGAGTTGCTGAACAAAACCAAGTTCCAGATACGGCAACAGGCGAACTTTTCCAGCCGCAGCACGGCCAAGGTTTAGGCAACGCTGTTTCACCCTGCGAATTAGGAGAGTTGTAACACGTAAACGGCACTATAGTTGGCATGAATCACCCATACGTCACGTAAAGAATGTTTCCAACGCATTGCACACTGGTTACGGGACCGGAGCTAGAGCCAGAGCCAGAACCGGCTTGTACTGAATACAAATAAGCATAAGTATCAAGACCTGTGTATGACAAACTAAGGCTACCTGTAGTTATAAGTCCGCGAAAACGCCCTAAATAATTTTGTTCTGCTAGCGTAGCGTTATTAATTTCTTTTATTTTAATAACATGTTGGTCTTCAAATAAACCTGTAATTTCGTTGTACCATAAAAGATAACCTTCGTAATTACCGTCAGCATCTTGTTCACTGCTAGACACTCTTATATGCACGTCGTCTGCGCTAGTTCTCACTAAATATAATAATTGACCATTAGCGTCGTTTCCGCCTAAATTGCTAAGGTATATTTGTTGTAAAAGCGGTGCATTGTCAACGTCAAATACGCGTACTTCAATTTGACTTTTAGTAAATGCGTTAGTTATAGGATTAAAGTTTAAAAGTTTGCCGGGAAAGTGTCCGTATACGTCTGGAATTATACTTGTAACTTCTATTAGAACTCCGCCTGTACCGCCGTTTGGAGTTACGCCGTAAAGTGGAGAACCACCACCGCCACCGCCGGGGCCACCGCCGCCGGTAGATCCAATTAAAACACCAACGTATGTTTGTACTGAAAGAGAACCACCACCAGAACCGCCAATTAATTGTATTTCTATGTATGTCAAATCAACGTAAGTATTAGACGCTAAATCATAAGCAATGATATATCCCGGATAATTACCGTTAATTGTCAGCGTAGTACTAGAAACTCTAACCATGTAAACAATGGAACTGGGTTCTGGCAACGACAGTTCTAAACCAACTTTAAACTCAAAAATGCACTTTGTTGTGTTGTTAACAGAAAGATATATTTTACCGGCAGGCGTTTCTTCCGAACTTGTGCGCGTAATTTCAACGTCAGTACCGTCTTCTGACAATGACGTCAGCGCAGGACAACAAGTCACAATGTCCAAATCAGCTTTAAACTCATATGAGCAATCTTCGGTATTTTCTACTGTTAAATAAATGGTGCCCGTGGTTAGCTCACCGTCAACACCGCGCTCTACATAAACGTCTATACCGTCGTCGTTAAGTGACGTCATTTCGGCGCAGGGTAAATCTAATTCAAGATCCGCCGCAAATTCAAACGTACAGTCTTCGGTATTTTCAACAGTTAGATAAATAGTACCGGTAGGCGCCGTATCCCCAACTGCGGGCGATCCATTGCGTGTAAGAGTAACGCTTGTACCAGCGTCGGACAACGATAGGCATGCGGGACAACTAAACGTAAAATCTAAAGCCACATCAAAGTCGTAACTACAGTTATCTGAAGGCTCTGCTGTCAGGTAAATAGTGCCCGTTGGTAATTTACCTGCAACACCCGGTGAAACTTGAATTGCAGCGCCCGCAGGTGCTGCAACCGTCATAGTCGGGCAAGGTAATGCCAAGTCTAAGTTTACGTCGAAATCAAAGCTACAATTTTCTGCGGTATTAACTGTAAGTGTTATTTTTCCAGACGGTTCTGTACCGTCACGCGAGATCACAATCGGTACGCCGTCAGTAGCCAATGACTTAATAGCAGGACAACTAAATGTAAGGTCACCTTCGACGTTAAACTCAAAACTACAATTTTCAGTATTAGTTACGGTTAGATACAGCGTAGCTTCAGGTAAAGCTCCCGGTATTCCTTGCGTCACGGTTACGGGCGTACCTGATTCAGATAAAGATGTTAACGCTGGGCAACTAAACGTTAAATCAAAATCTACATTAAACTCAAAGTTACAGTTTTCAGTGTTAATTAAACTTAGATAAATGTAACCTTCAGGTAATGCACCTAAAACGCCTTGTGTCACAACGATGCTGTTGCCTTCTTCTGCTTTAGACTCAAGTGCCGGGCAACTAAAAGTTAGATCAAAATTAACGTCAAATTCAAATGCACAATTTTCGGTGTTGTTAATTGTCAGCGTTATGGTGGCTTCTGGTAAATCACCTGCCGTACCTTGCGTGATTACAGCGGCGGTACCTTCCGCTGAGTTAGACGTAAGCGCAGGACAACTAAAAGTTAAGTCAAAATCAACGTCAAAATCAAACGCGCAATCGGTTGTATTATTAACAGTTAAGTAAATCTTACCTTCCGGAGGTGCGCCGTTAATACCTTGATATACAGAAATATCTCTGCCTAATTCAGCGTCAGACGTCAAACTGGGACAACTAAACGTAAAATCTATATTGACGTCAAATTCAAACGCACAATCTTCGGTATTGGTGACAGTTAAGTAAATTTTACCTTCAGGCTGGGATCCATCAGGACCTTGTAAAAAGGTAATCGCTGTGCCGTTTTCAGCATTTGAGGTCAGAGCAGGACAACTAAATGTAAAGTCAAAATCTACGTCAAAATCAAACGCGCAAGACAAATCATCTTTAACAACAGTTAGATAAATCTTGCCGTCAGGTAATGCGCCGGGTGTGCCGCCTGTGACCGTAATTGCCTGACCATCTGTAGCCAAAGATGTCATGTCAGGGCATACGACATCAGGAATTTCAACGGTAATCTTAAAATCAAATTCGCAGCATGTTCCTTTTGTGACAGTAAACAACAACGCCGGTTCAGTTATTTTACTATCGTCTTCGCGATACCCTATGAAAATGCTAGATTCGGTTACAAGCAAATCAGGGCACGGAAACTCTCTAGGTAACTCAACAATAGGAACAAGTTGGCATTCGGTAATAGCATCAGGCGGTGGAGGTACCGTGGCATTTGTTAAAAGTCCGCCGGGCGAAATACGCGTAACGGCATCGATGTCGCATTTGTCTGGATCAAAAATTAATTCGTCATCCGCCATGGTGTCACCTATATCATGCTGGCGAAAGTGATTCAGGGATGACAACAGCGACACCCGCAAGATTAATGTCAATAATTAATTTATTTTCTTCAGGAACGGATTCAATTTGAACACCGTTACTGCCCTGTATTGTAAAATTACTTTTACTGACGCCGTTGATTGTTTGAATGGTTTCGCCGCAGGCCGGGCCACCTGAAAGCAAACCACTAATTCCTGCTAGTGGTACCTCTGTGTCAAACAAAGGAATTTCCTCACAAGGTTGTCCTTCCCCCGCATTTACTTTTGCCGCAAACGTAATAGAACCATCTCGAATATTTTGCTTAATATCTGCGTTGTATCCGGGCTGAAACAACACAAGGTCACGTAAAAATACCGAATCGATAAAAATAATGTTTGTTGGAAAAGGCCACACTAATTCGGGACAGTAGTCTGGATTTTCGTACCGTGTTCTGTCGTTGTTCGCTACATTAATAGACGTTACGGCAGATTTGTATGAACTACGCGTAAGCGCTGGCTCTAAAACACAATCTGCAAGCGTACCGGTTAAAGTTGTATTGCTGGCTACAAACGCAGTCAATTCATCTAAAGGACCTGTAACAAGAAATCCTGTCCAAAGCGATTGAAATGTAGACTCGATAAGTGCATCGACTTCTGACCCTGACAAACTTAAACCATCAAGTCCGCTGTCGGTAAATTCTGTCAAATAGGCATCAGATGTTGTTGTTCGCGTGAATGTCAGCGTGGCATACGCCAAGGCAGGGCAAGTTGAAGCAAACTCAAAGAAAAATGCATTTCCCACACGGCGTAATTGTTTTAAATACACCACGTGAAGCTTGTGATCAAAATCTACATTAGGTCCAAATGTAAAACCACAATCAACAATTGCTGAGTTTGGTAAATTGATAAGCGTAGTCGCCCCTGATATTGGTCTACCGACAGTACCCGTAAGAAACGGGTACGCCCTGTTGCGATTATCGTCAAAAAATCCAGCTCTGGCCACGGTGCATCCTATAAGTGTTTACGCGCTGTTACGACCCTACCACGCTAATTTTAAGTCCAGTTTCTGTATTAGTTATTCTTAGTATTGTATCAGTTGCCGCTGCATTGTTGACGCCAATGGTGATGTTACCGTCAAGAGAAGCACAGTCAAATGTCATGTTGTCAGAAATGAAACGCATTGTTTTTATAGGATTGACTGTAGTAAACAATGATTGCGGATTACAAAGCCTGCGGCGGTATAAAGGATCACCTACGATATCTACACGAATCACTGTGCACGGAATTCCGCCCCCACAAATAGTATTCTGAGTTATAAGTTGTTTGCGCAGTACAACGCCGTCATCGCCGACAAGCCATACGTCGCCCGCAAGAAATGTACCATCATCTAGTAAAATTCCTCTAACACCGTGTTCGGGTACTGGCACACATACCGTGGCAGCAAACTCTGTACTGTTGCGTTCAAATATGTGGGTGCCAACGCCTAAAGCTTGAAACACACCTAGTCGATATTCTGCGGAAACAAGGACACCTGCGGGACGGTCATAAACATCACGTAAAATAAGTGTGACAGGCGGACTTAAAATAGAAAAAGTTGTGGAACAAAGTTCAGTCGTACCTTCATTACCGACATAAATTGTTACTGTGGCGTGTGTAACGATTACTTTAGACAAGTACAATCCAACGGTACCGCCAATTGGATACAAGTTGGCGTCAAGGAATGTTCCTTCAAGCAAAATTTTACCCGCACGACTGGTTAGTGTTGCCTTTTCGGAAAAAGGGTACTTCGTCGTTTCATTTTGTTTACGCCATTCGGGAAATAGAATGCGCTCAGGCATTTACTTCCTCCAGATAGAAGTAGCCGAACTCAGAAACCGATTTATCTGCGTAGAAACCGATGCGACCAGTGCTAGGACGGTAATTGGTAACGACAATAGGACCAAATTCTGCAAAAACAGTTGGAATTGTTAAACCAGTAACCTGTACTGAAATTTTAGTTTCTGTCGTTGCGGTTCCGGGCAAAACTGTGGCCGAAATGCGATACCAGTCGTCTAAACGAATGCCCGGAACAAATACAGAAGCAACGGCGCTTGATAGTTGCACTCCGTCAAAATAATGGAGCCGCAACGTTTGAGTATCGTAACTTAAAATAGCAACGTAATATTCGTAGCGCCCGGCTATTGTCGTATGCGGGCGGTAATTTAGCACTAAACCCGTATTATGCTTACTTCCGACAGTACCCGGACGCATGCGTGTATGTACTGATACGCGTCGGAATACAGTTTGTACGTCAAAGCCTTGCCACAATGTGATATTACGTAACGCCTGTGATTCAGACGTCAGTGCATACTGAGGTACAAAATTGTCGCTGAAAGACGCAGACAGCGATTGACTCATCCATGTTGGCCGAGTGTTGTCACCAGTCGTCAAGGTAATAAGCCAACGACCAGACGTTGGAATTGGTACAAACATATCCCCAGACATGTCGCCAAAACCTTCGTAGTACGGTAAAGATCCAACGATAACCACACTTTCAGACGGTGGCGGTGCAACGGGAGGTTCCACGGGAGGTTCGGGTGGAATGACGTTGGTTTCTGCGTACTGGCTGGGTAGCAACCCCGCACTGGATGGTAATTGCGGAGGTAAGCACGCATCAAACAAACCAACCGGTGTATCAATAAGAACGCCGCATTCGCCGTCAATTTTGGCGGTAAGTGCAAAACCTTTAATTTGAACAGTGAGTACACCGTCGCAATCAGGACCAACCGCATTTATAAACTCAATAGGCGGTTTTGTGCACGTATTACTGTCCGGACGTTTGCCGCAAGGTCCTGTAAATTGTTGAAAAACGCTTTGCAGTGCTGCTGTTGTTGTATCCTGACGTGTTGTCTCTATTGCGGTGTCGATTAAACGTACAACTGCTACTTTACGTAATATACCATCGATTTCGCGATCTTCTCCCACAATCTCAAGTGGTTCTGTTGCCTGTAAGCGCACAACGCCTTCTAGCGGCGTTGCTGCATCTAATGTTCGCATTCCTGTGACGGCAAGAGGTGCATAACTGCGTGCTGCACGTGCGGTTAAAAAACTTTGTTGTGGCGTGGAAAATCTTGCGCGATAATTAGTTTTAGACGAAACACCACTTCCAAATGTAATCCAGCCACTTACACCGTCTGCTTGAGGATCTAAAGGATATTGCCGTCCCTCTACGACAGGACGTGCTTCCGAAATAACCGCCAAAGGTTTTAGCGTTGCTGTACCTAGCGTGGTGCTTACCAGAAAAGTAATAGATACAAATGTATCTGTAACTGTGATTGAACTTATAAATGCGTAGCGCCCTAATTGATTAGACCACCGTAAATGTAAATCTGTAATAATATTATTTTGTAACCGTAGCCCGTCGTCATCTACACCTGTGGCAGTTTCATCAACGGGATAAGCAATACCCTCGTTTAACGAATACCAGTGTTGGTTGCGAATCGCCATTAACTACACCCACATCCAAATGGTTCTTTAACGGGATTAGCCGGTACCAGTTTAAATTCTAACGCACGTGTTGTTGCGGTAGATATTCCTTCGGCAGCCCACAAAGCCGACAATGCCGCAGGGACTTCAACTATTTCACCCACACACGTATCAGGCGAGTACGCGGTATCCTCGAAATGAACACTAACGTACACACCATAACTGTCGGAATTAGAACAAGTTGCGCACAAACGTAATCGCGCTAAGATTGTATCTTGAGCTTTTACTAATTCTGGTTGATATGAAAATATAGGCCATGTTTCTGCGGGTAAAAGTTCTTCTTCGTTTGCAGTGCCAAATTGCGCAAACGACCGTAAAATTGTTGCTGTGGCTGGTACGGCAGTAGGTACTCCGCCAACGTACCTAAAAAAAGTAAAACGCATTTCAGGCTGTATGACGCAACATTCTGAATAATTGCAGTAAGTTGCACCGACAAAAAACCGACATTCTGGTTCAGCTGTAAATATTACTTGTAACGACCGTTTTCCTCGACAATCAGCGGCGGCATCCCAACGCGCAACGTTACTTACAAACTGATCTCGGACTGTTTCGGCGGTTGTTGCTATCGTTGCGTAACGATCCCACAACACTTTCAAACCTCGATACGTTCTCACAAAATAATTACAAGCTTGACAAGGCTGACAATCGTTAAAAACTCTAAAACTATGCCGCGTCGTATCAGAGGCAAACACGCCCACAGGTACGTCGTCACCGTAATCTACAGTGGCTCGGCGTTGACCGCGATAACACGCATCCCATTGCATGTTGAAATTACCAAACTCATCTGGACCAATTTGATTAATGGTACGTACCGGTTGTGCATCAGGATCGCAGCCTGTAATTCTTCCTAAACCGGCACCGGGTACGCCATCAATAAGAAAACGTGTTTTAAATCGGCCACCGTCGTCGTTAGTTACGTCTTGCGGTTCCAGTACAACGTTATATCCCGCATATAACGCAAGAGCTCCGCCTTGGGCATCTAACCCCACGCGCACGGTCTCAAGTCGTTTTGGTACTTTGTTGTAAGTGCGTGGATCTAAAGGTTCTTCTGCGATTATCCATGTTCCTAACGATAAAGTTTGAAAACACGGTTTATGTAAAACTAGACGCAACACCCCGGTATCGTTTAGCATTTCGCAGATAAGACGATCTGTACCCCATGCCTGCCCAGCTCCCAGTGTTCCGGAAAATACAATTGCATTGTCCTTGTCTCTAATATTTACAGTGCCTGCGGGAACAGGAGATACGGCTGTCAAATACATGCGGATGTAAAACGGCGCATTTATGTAGCATGTGTCGTCTGCGTACGACAGATAGACATCAAGTAATGCCCAACCTAATTCAGATTGCTGTACAAAAGGATAATCTGATCCGTTACCGGGAGCTTGGTTAATACCAATACGCGTAAGTGTTGCGCAGGCGGGAACAGACACAGGCAATCTCCTTAGGTAGCGCAACTCCTGTCATTCAAACGCGAACCCAATACCACCATGTCCATGGTTTGAACAGAGATTTGCAAACGTGACAGAAAACCTTCAATATTAGTGGCTTGCTGCGCCAATCGTTCTAAATCTTGCGTGATTCGTTCTAGTTCCGTTGCTCCGCAACACGGGCTTGCGCACGTATCGACAAATTTAACACCATTAGTAATTGGTTCGATTTGTAAACAATCTGTACCCGCAAAACTAAAACCACCTGCCGTTGTTGCAGGCACGCCGTTAATTGTTTTAATGGGTGTAGTCAACGCAGCGTCGCCATAACACGTGCAATCTTCTACAGAACCTTCGCCCTGAATAAAATTAATACGAATTCTTGCCAGATCCCCATCAACTACTACAGGCACAAGCTGACAGTTATTTCCGGCAACTAATTCAACGTCACCGTAAAATTTACCGGATGCTTGCGAGCCATTAATTAACGTAATAGAACTGACGCCTGTAATAATTGGTCTAATTGCATCCGGATCTAGCTGGCCTGCGGTAAACGCAAAAAACCAACTACCTGAAGGTTGCAAATCTATTCCCGTCAGTTTGCCAATAACAATCTTTCCCGCAGTGTCAGAAAAAGTACCGACACCGCCCAAAGAAAACACGACGTTTTTAGCACCGGTTGCAAACGATTGCCGTGGAATTAATGCCGTAGCTGCGTCAACAGGATCGCCGGAAACTGGCGCATAGCCAACGATTACGGCATACCCAATGGAATAAGCATCTATACGTTTAATAAAGAACCGACCGCTAGTTACGTTTAATCCAGCATGAATGGGTAAGTCTAATTCGACAATAAAATCTTCTGGAATTGTAAAACTGCCAGACGTATCTGTACCAGTAGCAGTATCTGCCAACGGATAATTTCGTTGACTGTTGTGATTTAAAAACTCTAAATTCCAATTGCCGACAGGCATGAGTATTCTCCTGTCTTGTTACGATGCAGACAAAATTCCAGTCATTTGCAAAATACCAACTTCTCCGGCGTAAGCATCTCCGCCGCGTTGAACTGTAAACAACAGGGTGTCGCCGTCTGCAACAGCAAAACTTGTGCTTGTAACGTCAATATATTTATTACTTGCGCCTAATGCAGCTGTCGTAGCAATAGTGACAGGAAATTCACTGGCGGCTAAAGGAAGTGCTATTGACGCTCCTGTTGCCGGCTTTGGCAATCGTCGCGCCGTGACCGTAAGACTCGGTAAATTTCCAACGGCACGACCAAGAATACGCAACTTAAGAGAAATAACAGGTGAAACAAAACCAGTTGAGCTCGGAACATGCAATTTACACCTAATAGACGTTTCACTTGCGGCAGGAAAACCAAGATAAGTTACGTCTTCGTAAAACTGTTCTTCCACGCCGTCTAAACGTATTAATTGGACTTCAATTTCCCGCGATTCAGTCGGAACCACGGAGATCTCCACAGGACCCTGATAAAGCCAAGGACTGCTGGCACTGCCAACTACTAAACGGCGACGAGATGGACTAGATAACGATACCGAAGAACTTAAAGTGTACAGACCTTCACAAACAGGTCCTTGCGTAAATGAATTGCCTGTAATTTCTTTAAGAACCTGATATCCTGTAGCACCTGTTGTCGCTAAAAAATTAAGATCCAAGTCAATATTTAACGCACCTAAAGACCCTGCGGTTCCGTCTGTGCAGGTGATGACAAGGCGCGGATCTAAAGACTTAAGGCTAGTAACTACAGTAGCATCGGTAGAAAATGACGGTTTAGTAAACCAAATGCGCATAGCCATTTGAGTGCGGCGTGGGCATTCGGCATCAGGTGGATCCGACAAACTTATAGAAAAGCCCGGAGAGTTATATGCAGTGGGCCACGGTACATCATTGTAACAGTCTGACATCCACCAAATACCGTTACGATCTACAATACAAGCACCTGTTTCGCCCATCGGTACGCCAGTGAATCCCGTGGTGCCGCGATCAAACTCTAAATAAGCTTCAGACGCCGGGAGCGGAGGCCAAATATTTTTAAGTGAGAGATGCGCCGCAAGGTTATACCCAAACATGGCACCGGCAGGAGCCGTACCATTAAAGCTGGCATGTCCTGCGGGTAACCAACCGGGCAACGTAGCATCTGGTACTGAAATACTATGTTGAGCGTTTAGCGCAGGCTCCGTGTAAGTACCAGCGGGCTGACATACCAAATCAAACTTATAATGCACATGCCTGTCGATGAAATCTGCAAACTGCGGCAACACCAGCACGTTACCGTTACCATCCGCACGCAATACGGGAATGGTTACGGGTGTCCGCGTATTCACGAGCTTGCCGGGAGTTGACCCCGATAAATAATACAATCCTGCGGTTACGGTACCCGTGACGGCTTCACTCAAGTTCAAAGCCGAATAACCTGATACGAGAATGTCGGCAGAAGTGGCTGACAGTTTTTGAAGAACGACACCCCACACTTGTGCTGATTCTGCCGCAACGACATACCCATTGACGGTACCGCTTGCAACAGCGGACAATGCTTGCTCAAAGACCTGACTTACTGATGAGAAGTAAACAGGCTGTCCAACTTTAACAGAAGAAGCTACAGCTGTCTTGCGGATGACAATTGTTGAACCAACGCCAGACGCTCCTAAAACTTCCCATATGTAATTAATATTTTGCTGAAGCTGTGCAGTGGGCCGGTTAGTTACACCAGCCGAAACGGGTTCACCGTCGCGCACGAAATTGATGTATTCGTTTAACACGCTGGTGTTCTCCTTAGCGCAACTGAAGCTTCCATTCCAAACCAATTTGGCTGGAAACAAGCTTTAGTTGTTGCAAGCTGGTTGACAGATAGAACCGGCTAAATACCAAGTCTCTCGTAGCATCAGCTTCGTCCACGATGGCAACGAGTGCAGCCCCAAAAACTTTACTGTTACTGGCGTCCGAGAACGGCCGTCCGTGTACACCGACAACACCTGTGGTTTGCGCAAAGAATACAGGCTGATTTCCTTTAGGATACGCAACCTCATCGGTGCTGATGACTTGCGCCGACACCAGTGGTATGCGCAGGTAATCTCGGTTAGGAGTACTAATCAGCCCGTTATAGTAATCGATACCGGCCGAAGATTCTCTGCCGTAACTGGGTACAACTACTGTATTTCCTGCGGAAGCCACATTCTCGTATTCGATGTACATACCCGAAATGCGATATTGTTTTTCACCTGTCGTCAGCAATTGGGCAGCGATTGCTGCCCATTCGTATAAAACGGTATTAGGTTGCCACGACGTAATAGGCGTGATTTTATTTGGCTCTACGTTGTGGAGCCGTACCATGCCAGTAGGAGGTTGGATCTTGTCAGTGGTCATTCGCAGCGTCCTTGAATTAGTCGAATCGTGACATCTTGATCATCCACCAAAGTAGCGGCATCTATTATTTCTTCAACACTATTCCCAAAATAAACCAATACGTTTTCTTCAGCGAGCCCCGCATCTGTCGAACTAATACCGTCCATCGTAATCTGGTCAGTTTCGGCATCCAACGCAATAAGCACCATTACGCCAATGTGCGGTGGTACGATACGTCGCAACGCGTAAGTAAGGTTTAATCTTAACGCATTTGAGCCAAATTTCGACGGTCTAAGTACAAGCAGTATAAAGTTGTTGCGCAAAATGTTTCTAGTCAGGAACAACAGTGGATTAATTGTTGCTGGAAGTGCTAATGGCCCGGGTTGTCCTGTTTTAACGGTGCGATTGTCTAATAGCATTGCCAAGGTTGCCCCTGCGGCTACACCTCGGTCATGCGTGTCTTGCCAAAACTTTTCAACGTCACCGGGATTACCTTGCACAGGGAATTCAAACGCTGTGTATCCGTCGTCTTTGGTGTACACATTAGTTGCGTATGTTTTATTTTCAAACACAATGTCTTGATAAATACCAGACACCATAAAGTTTTTCCCGATAGCTAACGCTTTAACGCTATCAGGCAATTCTCCACGATTAAAACCATAAATTTGCAACGTATTTGTTAAAGACTGTCCTTGTTTTAACTGATCGCCTATTGTGACAAGTAACGTGGCTCCAAGCGCATACCCGTACACATTTTTATCCGTTACCACCCAGCTTTTATTCTGAAAATCAAAAATCTGTGTCACAATTTCATCGTTAGTTTTGACTAACGGTACGTCGGCGAAAGCTTCTAGCAGGTGGTCCAAAGTACGAGCGGACGTACCCTCAATCATAGAATCGTAATTAGCATTTATAAAATCACGGTACGTGTGCGACGATTTCTGTTCTTGCGAAATGACATACCCAAACTGATAGAAAAGATCACGCTCGTCCCATTCGCTACCAAAGACCCACAACGTAAATTTACCGTCTTCTGTAATGATGTTTGCGTCGGATGCAGGATCCTCCAAGAAAAGGATTACTCCATCTTGCACTACGTAATCTGATCCGTTAATTGCCGTATAGCTGGCTGCTGATAATCGGTTACTCAGCACAGGCACTACAGTTAATTTAGCGGGCAGTGGATACGTTGTGTATTGCAAGGCCTGTGTTTGCCCGTACGTTGCACCTTGTCCGTAAGTATTAGTGCCGACATCATAACGTGTACGGTTAAGAATTGTTTGATTGCGTTGTGCAGTGTCAAACGTCAAAAGATGCCATTCTAATTTGCGTAAAGGTTTAAGTTTTAAACGACTAACAGATGCCAACAACTCATCAAAATTTTGTGTAATTTGTTTATCGCGGGCAGCGCGAGCAACAAATAATGATTTGACTTGCTCGGATTGTGCAAACAAGTCTGCCCAAAAATTACCGACAGTATTTAACAATACGGATGAGTCGTCTAAGTCATCTTTCGGATAAATCGGCAGTGACATGATGACTTCCTGAAAAGAAACGGGCGGCTTTGGGCCGCCCGTTAGAACAGCGTTATTTCATCTTATCATTCAATTGACAGGCGCACCAATCACATCAGCTTCTCTTGGAACCAAATGTTCCCAGATTAGGGAGCGAGCAAACACGTCAGCTTCCGCTTTAATGTTGGTTGGATCAAGCGCTCCAATCACATCAGCTTGTGTTGGAACCAAACGTTCCCAGATCAAATCAAGCAACGCACCGGTGATAAAGGTGCTCAATGAATCTACCAACGCAAGCAACGTTGAGTCGCTAAGCTGGTCTCGGAGAAGATTAATAATTTGCTGTACAACAAACCTGAGCTGATCCGGTGCTGCGTATGCCAATTCTTCTGAGCGAAACTTAGCTGCCAACTGCGGGACCACTCTGTTGTCCACAATAGTTTTCAACAGCTTGAGTACTAAGCGTGCAGGAAAGGGCAAGAACTCACTTGCCGCTGAAAAAATGACATCAACAATGCTTTGAAGCTTAGCAGTATCCACAAGAAACTCCTTACTTGGTGTTATTCCACAATTTAAACAAAGAAGCATCAACATCCTGTGACTTAGGTTGATAGTATTGGCAGAAGGCAAAAACTTCGCCGGATGAAATCATTCCTTCCAGTGCCTTGCGGGTAATACGCAGACAACCAGCAGGCAATTGGGTTTTATCATGAAAGTCATAGAGCTTGCCATGCACGTTACCCCATGAATTAAGAATAATTGCATAGGGTTCCGACCAATCGTCATCGATGTCAAGAATGCACATCTGATGTCCCCATTTACCTGACTGTTTGTGGAAACCACTGGAGTCAGGCAGCATGGAGAAACCATAGTTACTGGCGACTGTCATGCCGTAACCATTAACACTGTAGGTCACGGCGTCTTCCCATGATTTGATCTCAACGGCAGATCTAATCAGGAAGTTCTTGCCAACGTCCAGCATCCCGGCAGGCGGACCGGACTTACCCCATGCACGCGAAATGGATCCAGAGTATGCCGGTACTTTGTCTTCGCCAAAGTAAATAGTCCCGTATGCCATTACGGCTGCGGCCATCCAGCTACCGTAAGAACCGTCACCGTTACCAGCTTTGCCTTTACCAACCTGCACGCGGGATGTGCCGTAGTAATAAGGCGGGAACGGGTCTTTCCAAATCTCGCTTTCATTACGGACGACGATATCTACGCAACCTGTAACTGCGGCGGCATTGCGAGCTCCCCAAGCCACGCAGTCACCCACCTCTTGAGGAATGTTTTTAATGTCCTTGTCACCCAAAGCCTTACGCACAGCTTTGTAATT